AAATCAACCGGTAATTATCGGGCGTTTTGCAAAGCCGATCCGCGCGCTTTGTATAGTCCAGCATAAAAAGATTGGGATGCGCTTGCGGTATGCCGAGCATTTCCCAACGGACATCGGACAGAACGTTAAGCCGCACCACGCCGCGCCGCCCCTCGCGCTCGCAAAGCTTTCCAAAGTTGGATAGCTCGCGGTGCAGTTGATCCAGAAAAGCCGCGCGATCATCGCGAAAGAATGCCGCCTTCCGCTGGCGCGCTTCGCGCACGTTATCAAACCGCCCGCGCCCTTGATCCGCCAAACAAGTGTCAGCGCACCCTGCCGCCTTAGATGCTGGGCACAATTCCGCGTCGGGATAAAGCGATAAGCCCGCGTAACGAAATGAGCCAAACACGTTCCCGAGTTCCGCCGTCTTTTTCAGTTTGGGGTTTGCGCCCCGCGTGTCGAGTAATTGCATAATCAGTTTCCCAAAGTGTCGCCGCCAATCGCGGCCCGCTTAGGGTATCGCATACGCTAGGCAAAAAAAAGCCCGCCGGATGGCGGGCTACTGGGGCGGGATTGCCTACGCGGTCGCGGCATCCGGTGCGGCGGCGCGCTCCAATTCTCGGATGCGCTCCACATTTTGGCGGTTGGTTTCTAGATAGTTATCAGCGCACTGGCGAACGCTCTTCAACCGGCCCACCAATTCGCAAGCGATATTGTAGGACAGATCCTGCAATTCCCCGTCGGTTAGATCACCCTCCTCGATCCATCGCACCACGCGCTCAAAATCGAATGACGTTTCACAATCCTCGCGGATGTAACGGTCCATCATTTGCCACTCGCCGTGTAAATCTTCCGGATCAATGCTATTGGCTTCTAACAGGGCGGGCACTTCCCAACTCATGATAGAAATTTCTTCGACTTCGATATCCAGATCCTGAACTGTAAAAGTAATTGTAGCCATAAAATTTTCTCCCAAAGTTAGCCGCACCATTGCGGCAGTCGGACTATCGCATACCTTGCGGGCAAAAAAAAGCCCCGCCGAAGCGGGGCACACTTTGGGAAGTGTAAGTTAGGCGGCCATTGCCACGCGTTGCCAATCGGAGCGGGGCAGGTCCAACACGCGCCCGCCCAGCTTCTGCCAATCGTCAACACTGTCCGCGTCCGCTTGATGCGCTACCGCTGTCACCGCGTTCACCATAGTGGCGCGGGTTACTGGCTGACCGGCATAGCCCGACTGCCCGATAGTGGCCAGTAGGCCGTCCATCAAACTGGCGGTATCCTTTTTGGTCAGCGCCAGCACTTTGCCCATGGCTTCGACTGCTGACTGCGGCGAACCTTCGACTTTGTCTTGATGCGCTGTTTTCATTTTTTCCAGCACTTCATCGAATGACTCGCGGCTGGCGTAGGCCTTAGTCACATCCCGCATTTGAAGCGCCAGCGCGTGGTTGTCCGCATCTTTCGCTTCATCTGTCAGCAGGCCCCACGTATCAGCATCGCCACGCGCGCCGGTGATGTGCGACTTGCGGGTACGCTTTTCGGTCTGCATTCCGTTTAGACAGGCCAGCGTCCAGAACATCTGGAAAACGTTAACGCTACCGCAACCGACTTCGCTATTGCTCATGCCAATGCCCAGCGCCATGATGTCGCCAACCGCCGCGCCCTCGCCCGTGATCACTTCTGATTTCAGACGAAGGTACAGGCGCTTGTCAGTCACCTGACCGTTAACCACTTTCCACTGGGCATCGCTGTCCATCAATTCCGGCAGGGCAGAATTCAGCAGGTGAACATTGTCGAAGGTTTTAAACTTATCTGACACCATGGCGCGAGCGGTTCCCAGATTCGCATGGGTCGCGTGTTGGAATGAGCGGATCATTCGCACCGCCGGTTCTTTCTGCCAAATAGCGTTAATCAAGCCATCGAATTCAGTGGAGTAATCCTGCTGAAGGCGGCGGGCAGTCCGGACATCAATACCGGCCTTCTGGCTGATCTGGTCAAACGCCACATCGTTGGCGGTAAGGATCTGCGTGGGTGCCCCACCGGTCTGCTCCAAAACAATCTGGCTGACCTTGCTACCGTCACCCCGGTCACCGGTCATCAGTTGAAGCTGGTTAGTAGGTGCCAGAAAGTCTTGAGATCTAGCGGCTTGGTCCTGTACCTGTTGAAGCAAGCGGGTCAGGGTGTGGTCTGAATTTTCAATCGTATGTTGCATGGTATATCTCCCAAAGTATGCGGCAGGATTGCCGCACCCGAACTATCGCATACGTGGCGTCGCCCTGCAATGCTCTTTTTAAAATTTCTTTGGGCACAAAAAAGCCGCCCGAAGGCGGCTTGGCGTAGGTGCTGGCGCCTACGGATCACGGGCGAGCAGGGACACAATGCGGTCCCCCTCATCTGTGATAGGGGCAGGCCTTCCAACATAATCGTCGTAAAGCCAAACGAAATGCCCTCGCGGATCAAGGCCCTTCTCACAGCATTGATCCACCCAGCCCTGCGGCAAGGCATGGTCATAAGTCAGGCCGGAGTATCTGGCCTCGGCGGCTTCGCCTACTGTCTGCGTCATCGCATGATCCTCAGTTCAGCGGGAGCAAGCGCATGGTCCGCAAACGATTCAACATTGTTCAGAATCTCGCAGACCTCTTCCACATCCCAAATGGTTTTAGATTGAACAAAGGGCACACCGTCCGCCTCTTTGTCCCACTCGTTATTGGCAAATTCCTTTGCAGAGGCATGGTCAGGAAACCACCTGCACCGCTCGCCGCACACCACGGTCCACACCGGTAATCGCAGTTCTCTCATGACTCCCCCTTCGCGTAAGCAATCAACTTATCTTCCTGCACTAAATCCAACAGTAAATAGAGCGTGTGGATGTCGCCCGTCTTCAGTTCGTTTTCAATCCGATCAAAAAGACTTTCCCACAGATCTTCGTTCATGTTTCGTTCTCCGTTAGTCAGGGCATATGCCCACCACCATAGTATGGGATAACTCACATAGTGGCAATAGCGTGAAGAACACTCCGGTACGAAACAGGGTGGCTGAAATGTTTAGTAGGTGTAGCGCGCAATCCGTCCATCTTCAGGTCAACCGCACGGTCGCCACGGTACAGGAAGATCTCACTGCCCGTGGCAGTACAAAGCTTCACCGCAATCCAGCAACTGCCCCGCGCGTGTTTAGTAGCAAACGCCACCTGATGCGGCGTGATGTCTACCGACATATTCTGCGTGGTCTTCAATTCCACCATATGCCAATCGCCCCTACCGTCCATGATCAGGACATCCGGCACACCCAACGTGGCCCTAGACTCCAAACGCGTGGCAGACCAATCCGGGCAGTTGTCCCGAATGGCCTTCTTTAACGATTGCCAAAAGCTGGCTTCACGCTGTTTCTTCGGCTTCGCCTTCGTTTCCAATATGTCCATTAGTTTTAAACCGGTTCTTTCTCAGTTCCCACGCCATCTTGTCTAAAGGGTGTGAAAAGTAAGGTTCCTTCCACTGCTCTGCTATCCCCGAAACGCCCGCTTTCCTGCGCTTCCACTCAGATTCGCCATACCAACATTTACCCCACCAATTAATCAGGAACATCTTGCACCTCTTCCGCAAGGCGCTCACGCGCCCGCTTTCTGTTCCCACCGTCCTCGGCCCCCGCGTCATGTGTCAACGGAGCGTAGGTTTGCTTGAGTTCGTTCAAGGCCTTCATGACCTCTTCCTTGCTCATTTGATCGATGGTGCCGTGACGTATCTCCGTTTTATTGACGTAGATGTCCCCCTGTGCCTGCCCACGGCGATATTCCGCCTGCACTGCGGCACTGTACGCACCATTCTCTAACGCCGCGTCACGGATGATCTGGAGGTCCCGGAGATGCCGCTGGTATTCCACACCATACTTTTCGTCAAGCTCCTGCCTGTATTCACGGATCGCGCGGCAGACATGAGGGTGGATTCGGGGATTGGTGAGTTCAGAGGCCCTAACATGGGCAGACCGTTCAGGATAGCCCGCGTTAATCGCCGCCTCCCGCATTGTGATCTGTCCATCTTTTGACACAAGTTCGCGGACAAAAAGCTCCTGCCTTCTGGTCAAACGCTTTTGTGCCAGTGGTGGTCGGTTGGTTTGCTGTCGTTTTGCTTCAGGAAGTGCCGCCGCCTTGGTGTCCAGCACCTTGGCGTACCGCTTGGCTTTCTTTGTCACAGGAGTACCTCGGTATGTGAGTAAGTCCGGCTAACCATACCTTAATTTGGCCCCCTATATATATATTTTCCAGAAAAATAAAAATAATTTTTTTGAATCTCAAAACCCTTAATAGCAATAGCTTGATTAACAGCTTGAGCATCAGCAGTGTATCCCTGTGTAACCCTCGTGTAACGAAGGAATCCAGTGTTTATGCGGCCTCTAGGCCCGTGTTACGTGGTTACGCCAGTTACGGGCATTTAGAATTTATTTTTTATTTTTTTATTTCTCTGGGAAAACACTATATAGATAGCGAAATTAAGGCCTCAAACAACTTTTCCCAAAACTTGCACAGTGTAGAAGTGTAGGTTTTTTTCTTAAAAATAGATTATTTGAATAGGGAAAGGAGGACATATAAAAAAAGGAGGCCTAAAAATCCTGCACTTCTACACCAAGACCCGTGGTCCGTGATACGTGGCCCGTGCCTGCTGTCTCCCGACATGGGGCTGATGGGCCACGGCTCACGGTAAGAGTGGCCCGTGGTCTATTCTCCCTGCTCTAAGTCTCGGGGCCATTCCCATTGCGGGTCGTGTGAGGTAACGATGGTGCATGACGCTGTAAGGATAATGAGTATCCCTGCCATGACTTTCGCCGCCCCGACGAGCAGTTCACCTGTGCGGTCGCTCATGATGCTAAGTCCTCTTTTCATTTAATGAAAGTTCTTATGCTTGAACTGGTCGCGGGTTTCGATGAGGTAATCGGTATAGACGATGAATCCGATTTGGCAGAGGCACATGATGAATTCTTGTTCGTCGTCGGCCATGAGGGTTCCCATGAGGTGTTTGCTTTGTTCGTTGCCCATCCAGATTTCGTTTTGCAGGGCATTGGCTACGAAATCGCGGAAGTCTTCGCTACTTTCTAGCAGTTTGGCGACATCCACTCTTTTTTCTGAATCAATTGCCAATCCCATATCGGCTTCCCCCTCAGTACTGTAGTAGTCTACTTCAATAGAAGAACCAACTCTATCTTATATCTGGGGGGATAGCGAGATGATGCCGAGGATTTTCTTGGTCAAGTGGCGTGATGCGTGTGGCGGGACGCGTAGTGGTTGGCGTTCGGTTGAGGAGATGAAGGAGACGCGGGAGGCGGAGGTGGTGTCGTGTGGTGTGATACTTCATCAGGACGAGCGGCGTCTTTTGCTGTGTCCGCACGTTTTGTTAGATGACGACGGTCGGGTTGAAGAGGGTGATGCTGAAATTGCGATACCGATGGATTGGGTGACCAGTGTTGAGGAGTGGAAGAGTCATGGGTAGAGAAGACGACGATTGGGAAGATTTGGTTCTGGACGACTTGGAAGAAGAGGCGGAATTGCTCTTTGAAGAAGTTGAGGCGGAGATAGAAAAGCGGGACGAGTCGTTTTATGCCAGCCGCCTTCAGTTGATTGAAGAAGCGGCGCGGAGAGTGAAGAGTGAATGATTTGCCTGAGTATTTAGTGGCCTTATGTTGCGTGACGCTTGCGGCGCTGGCCTGCTATTTCATGGCGAGTTAAATGCTTTTGTGAGTAGGGCGCACCAAAAGTACAGGTCGCCGTCGGACATATTGGATCGGATCTTATTGACGCGGTCGCAAACGAGTCGGAGGTTGCCCGGCACGTAGCCTTTCTCCGGGGTAATTCTGTCTATAGAAACATTGGTCCCGCGCCGTGAGCCGTGGTTCGATGACAGTCCTTCGTGCATCCATGTCATGGGCAGGCCGGACAGGGCGCACAGCCCTTTTTGTTCTTCAAACAAATTGTATAGAAAATCTAAGTCAACCCTTTCGTCAAATTCTATCTCGTATCGTTTGACGCGTTGCTTCATGTCCCTGAGCCGTGATGACAGGTAATTGCGGGGTGATTTGTGTACGGAATCAACTTGGAGGTTGTAGTCACAATCGGCACAGATAGGCCGCCCACGCTGATATTTACCGGAATGGTAGCGTTCGCCAAAGTGTTTTTTAGCTTTTCTTTTCTTGCAAATCCTGCAAGTAAGCCGATCCAATCGCCTGCCCCCACATGCGATTAATCTCGGTGCTTAGGTATACGCGATTAAACTAGGCCTATCAAGGACATAATTAATAAAATTACAAATAGGGCGAAGTATCCTTGCCAACCCATTAATTTTTTCTCAGGTTCTGCAATGCGGTGAAGTTTTTTCGATGAATCTCCTTCCGCCGCAGGAGGCGCGGTTATGGACACGGTGGCGTTTTGTGGTTGTTCCCATGCCTCATTGACTTCTGTCTCGGGGTTGTCCGCGATAAAACGTCCGTCTTTGCCACGGGCGCGGCGTTTTTTGTTAGCCATCAGGGTTTTCCTCCTCAGTGGGTCGGTAATAAATGACGTGTGCGCCGCAGTCGGAGCAGGTCAGGTTAGTGGCCATGTCGAAATCGCCGTCTTCCAAGTCCTCATCGCCGCCCCAGATTAGCTTTCCGCGACACCACCAACAAATGTCTCCGCTCATAGTCATTCCGGTTGCAACTTTGACCATTGTGAACAAGGGTCCGTGGCCCGTGACTTGTGTAGCGTACAATACCACTTGCGTTTCGCTGTCGGCTTGGCGTGACGACAGGTTCGGCATTCGACGGAGAGGGGAAGGGGTTGTTCGCCGTCGGGCCAGCAGTGTGGCTTGTAGTTACAGTACTTGCACTCAAAGCAATTCGGGGTGTCTGAGATGCGAGTAGTGGACGAGCCACGGACCACGGAGAGGGATTTACGCATCAGGTCCTTGAACCGTGGTTCGTCGAAGGGGACGTTCTGTGCGTGGTACACGGAGGTGTTTTTGTTGTACGCCACCATCCATGCGGATGTAAAGCCAGACAGCCCCATGAGGAGTTGCATCTGGTCGTAGTAAATTGGGTGACTTTTTTCGATCCCCAAGTTTTTAAAGGTGCGCCATTTCTTTTCGTTCATCGACTTGATCTCAAGGATCTGCATCGATTCGCCGTTGTTGATGACGCCGTCGGCGTGGCCGCGTAGGTGTCCACCGAGGGCCGTGTACGTCCATTGTTTCCCGGTCTTTGGGTTAACCTCCTGAACGTAAACGCCCGCCATCTTCAGGTCTTCGACAACCACTTCTTCCAGATAGTGGCCGAGGGCGAAGATCCGCATGACTGCGGGGGGTGGGGGATTTTGTGGGTAGCCGCGCAGGCTGTACTGGAGAAAGGCATGGCAGGGATTGCCCACGTTGCTTGCGCCTATGTAGCACCGGCGTTCGTTCTTGTAGGCTTTTGTTGTACCCATATCAATCGCGTCGATTAACTGCACGTATGCGCCCTATCTGCATTGGTTGGATACCTTAACATATGAAAAGATTTGGCGCAAAAAAAAGCCCCGCATTGCGCGGGGCCGGGTTGTAACATGTTCACTTTGGGAGTCTAACATCAACCCTAATCAAACGTTTTAGGAGTGACATGCATGAGAACATGTCACACCCCAAGCTATCACTACGGTCGGACGATTTCAAGCACTTCTTTGGTGGCTTGGTCGGCTGGTACAACCGACAGGTCGGATTGAATGGCCATGGGCTTTTGTAAACGGTCGGCAGTTTGATGCGCGGCCTGTATGGCAATCTTTACATCTTCGTTAGCTATTCCGAACCACCATGTACCAGTTCGTCTATCAAACGTCCCAGAAACCATTCTGCTTTCCTTAGATCCTCTAACGGTTTTCCTTTATGCTCATAGCGCCAAAGATATTTCATTGAAGACGCCTTGAGATATGCCCGAAACCCTTCTTGGGTCAAGCTTGCTTTGATGGCGTCAATACATTCCACCGCACCTTGGTTGTAGTGCGAGGGACAATTAACGTTATCTGAGTTCTCTGGCATTTTTTTCTCTCTCCGCGTCTAACTTGGTTTTGAGAAACTCATGCCACATATGCAGTTTGTCGAAGTCAGATCGATTAATTTTGTCGCCGCTTTCGTAGGCTTTTTCAAGCTTTCTCAACGCCTTGTCAAACTCCGCCTGCATGGTTGTAAATTGACTCATATTGAAAAGCTTTTTGACGTAAGGTCTACGCCATTCTCCTTTTTAAACGAATCTACTTGCTCCGCAATATATTCCTGATCGCCGTCTGACAGATTAGCCATCTTCCAGCCCTCATGAATGTAGCGAAGCTGTCCACTAATTGTACGCCCTTCAACGCGAGCAATCACTACTAGCTCTTCGTAAACGTCTCGCGGCAACAGCACGGATTTCCATTTGGTAGTGTCCATTACACTTCTCCTAGTTTGGTATAAGAGAGTATACGGATGATCCTAGTCTGGATCAACCTCAGAAAACGTTTCTGCATGGACATCGTCATACATCTCAGTTAGGTCGGCAATCAGGTCTTGCAACACATCTAGCTCGCAAATGTCTGGCAAAAGAACAAACCAACGGTCGTTTAAAACAATGAAGCCTTCGCCGTCATATAGGTCGTAATAGATGGTGCCTACTTTAGATGCGGTCCTAATATTAGCCATTAGTGAGATCCTCACACTCGCCCCAGCTTGGGCCTACTTCTACGTCACATTTGTTTGGCACCTGTAAAGGCACCGCGTTTTCCATGATCTCAGCAAGCTCCTTGGCTTGCTCCGGGCTATCTACAGAAAAAGCCAGTTCATCATGCACCTGCAACATGGGAATAAAACCTGCTTCACAAACGTCTACCATCGCCTGCTTAGTCATGTCTGCGGCAGAGGCCTGTATCAAACGGTTCAGGGCTTTGTAGGTATAAGCCCGTCGGAGTCTGGTCGTTGGCCCGTGGGTCGCGATGGCTTCTTCGCGGGGAAGCGCCTTGTGCATTTCAAATGCGTCCGGCTCCCACAGATCGAAGCGGCACTTCCTGCCTCGTAGTGAACGCAGACTGCCCGAGGACCGTGGGTCGTCAAGCTTGTTCTGTACACCTTTCATCAGCCCTTTCACGAACGGTACGCGCTTGTGATACTTCTGCGTTAACGCCCTAGCTTCGTCCACGGATAGGTCTAGCTGGTCGGACAGCTTGTTAACACCCATGCCGTACATCATGCCGAGGTTTATTACCTTGGCCTGCTTACGTGGGATGCCTGCCATCTCGCTGACCATGCTGTGGAAGTCCATATCCGGGTTGTTGCGGTAGCCGTCTACAAAGCTTTCTACGCCCTCCATGGGCATGTTCTTGTAGTCGCCGTAGTTCTTGGCGAAGTGAACCAAGATCCGTGGTTCCTGTTGCGAGAAGTCTATAGCCGCCCACTGCTGTCCTTCTTCTGGTAGGAACAGCGAGCGGATCATGGGGCCTAGCTCTGGGTCGCGGGCCGGGATTTGTTGTAGGTTGGGCGAGTTCATGGAGATGCGGCCCGAAACAGTGCCGCCATCGTCAGACCGTAACTGATTGATATGACTGTGGATTCTCCCATCGTGGACATATTTCAGGATGCCGTCGATAAACGAGCCGCTGGTCTTGTTTAAATTGCGGGCTTTAACGATGTGCTTTGCAAGCTCATGGCTATGCTCCGACAAAAACGATTTGGTAAAGCTGGGCGCTCCCTTCTCCGTGCGAGGATAAGGGATGCTCAGTTTGTCGAAAGCCTTGGCTATGGATTGCGCGGCCCAGATCTCCACGTCCATGCCTGCTAACGATTTGATTTGCTTGATCGTTTCCTTTTCCTGCTTCATCAGAATTTGCTTAGTCCGTTCTGCTCGGTCGATGTCTACCCGAATGCCGCGCATGGTCATATCTACAAGACGAGGTAATAACGCAATCTCAAGCCGCCACACGTCCCAAAGTTCCTCGCGGTTCAGTAGGGTCTTAAAGTGATTCCATAGCTCCAGCGTAATCTCCGCGTCTGTTTCGGCATATGGGCCGACGTACATGGCGGGTAGCTTCCACATCTCGCCTTTAGGGTCTACGCCAAACTCTTTCGCGGCTTCTACCAGTGTCTTTTCTGATTTGGTTTTGCCGAGGTGGTCGTAGCAGAGGGCGTTGAGGCTGTAACTGAATCGGTTCTCATCGATTAAGCTGGCGGTGATCATGGTATCGATTACGCGGCCTTTGACCTCAAAACCCTCTGCACGTATCCAGCCCAGATCATACTGGGCGTTGTGCATGATCTTGTCAGCAGGGCACTCAAATACTTTCTTGAGCCATTTACTGACGATGCGCTTGTCAAGATTACCCCCGCCAGCATGACCGACGGGGATGTAGCATTTCCAACCCGGCACTGCGATGGCATATCCCACCACCTCACCGTCTTTTGTGGGCCAGCCGGGTCCTTTCTGTTTCAGGTTCGGGTCCCGTGTTTCCACGTCGATGGCGATTTCTTCGGCGTCAAAAATGTTGGGCAACTCCACGGGAGGCACCCAATCGCTCTTTGGCGGGAACATAGCCATTTGCAGTTTGCCGGTTGTCATTAGGCCACCTTACGCTCGCGCAAAATCGCTTTCTCAAAATAATCACATGCCCGGCACCACCAGCCCACACGTTTGTTTTCTTCCGCATGAATGATCTCTTCTGCCCTTTCCGCGCACTTTGGACAAGGTATGTAACTCATTTCTGTTTTTTGTTTCATAAAGCGTAAGCCCTCAAATAATCTTCTGGTTCTAGGATGTAGAGGTTTTGAAGTGCCCGCGTCACCCCCACGTAAAAGACGCGGTGAAGATCGTCCCCTGACGACTCAAGCGCCGCCGCAGTCAGATCCGGAAGGATTACAACGTTTTGTGCCTCGCCACCTTTTGTCCCGTGGATCGTGGACAGTCGAATGCGTGGCGTGGCGTTGAATTTTTCGCCCCGGCGTAAAAGTGCCGTGATGTAGGCCCGATCCCCGTCGGGTATTTTATCCATTGCCTCATGCCAGATCATCTCGTCCGTGGCCAATAGACCGAAATGTTCTTGTAGATCTTTCAGTTCAAACATTTCGTTATCGTCGGCGGAAATTGTTTTGTGACCCCGCTTAATGCGAACACCGTTCCCAGACATATAGGAATAAATCGCCTGCGCGGTTCCGGTCGTAACGGCTCGCCCTTTACGCAAGCCTTCCCATCCGTTAATGGCTAATGACATTTTTTGCGGAATGGAGCGACCCCCGTTCTGTCGTTCAAATAAATAGCCGCCGTTTTTTAATTCTTGCTCTATGGGGTAAAGCATGAACCGTGCTTGCGCCATGATTAGCCAGTTCCCTTGCGACATGTCAATAGAGCGAATGTCGGGCACACGGTAGATCTGCCCCTGCTCCTGTCGAGGGCGGTAGACTTTTGGAAAGCGATGCTGTATTCGTGAGGCTATCTTTTCTGCTAGCGCGTGAATGGCCGCAGGTACACGGTAGCTTTGCTCCAAAACCTCCGCGCCGCCGGGCAAGTTGATGAAGTGATCAACGTCTGCCCCTGCCCAACGATAGATGGCTTGGTCGTCATCGCCTGCTACAAACATCCGCTCAGACTTCGCGTCTAGTTTATGGGCTATGTCCCACTGTAACGGGGAAAGGTCCTGCGCCTCATCAAGGAAAGATATTTTGAACGAGGGCATCAAGTGGTCGGCCTGCTCAACAAAAGCCAAGAGCATGTCAGTAAAGTCCATTAGGCCAAACGCGTTCTTGTAGTTTTCGTAAGAGTCGGCCACATACTTGACTTCAAGCCATGTGAAGTTTACGTCGGAGTGGTTGTACTCATGCTGGAGCGTGGTCTTTTTGGTTTTTGCAAGATTTATTAGCTGAAGGATCGGGTGATCTGTCGCTTTAAACGACACATCCTCCTCTTCGCTACTTGAGCTATGAAGCGTAAACCCTATGGCTTTCGACAACTCTTTGTAGTTTTGTCCGCTCATCAACTGATTCTCTTTTACGCCCATCAGTCGATAGGCCAAAGAATGAATCGTGCGAAAATACGGCAGGTCTTTTTCGGGGTCCAGATCAAACCGTTGTGCGGCGCGAACCTTTGCTTCGCTTGCCGCTTTTTTAGTAAACGCGAAAAACCCCACTTGTGATGGGGTTATTCCCGCCTCTAGAGATTTCTCCACCATGTTGAGCAACGTAGTGGTCTTCCCCGTACCCGGAGGTCCAAAGATGCGAAACATTAGAACGGGTCCGTGGACCGTGTTTCAAAACTTTTGGACTCTAGTTGGTCGTGCGGGATGTCCTGCACAGGTACACGCCACACGCGTGTCGGCTTTCCTTTTATTTTTAGCACGGTAGATTCCCCGTTTATGTCCCGTAAACGCTGTGCCACCTTGTGGGTTTTAAACTCACTGAAGCGGTTCTTTCGCAGGAAGCTTTCAAAATCTTTAAGCCGGAAGTGAACGGCGTTGCTCTCTTCATCAACCCATGGTCTTCGGAGCAATATCTCTTCGCGATCTTCCGCTTTCTGCGTCGAGGTGCAGAACTCATCAAGGTACTCGTAGAACTGACCATTGATACTGGCGTCCTCCGACACTTCCATGATGGCCCCGTCGGTTTCTGCCATTTCCTTCATCAACTGGTTAATTCGAGCTTCCCATCCGCGCCGAGGCATGGTCTGGGGCATGAAGTTAAGCTGTTCGATACAGGCTTTCTGAAACACCGTCTGATTCTGCAATGCGTCGGTGTCCAGTTCTAAAGGTACGCCGTTAACGTCAAGGAACCATACGGGCGGTATAGAGTTGTACTTTCGTAGGTTTGCCACGGCCATGTCACTAACAGCCGCGCCAATGCCGTACTTCCGGGTTTGACACAACTCGCGGTTGCAGTACGGCTGAATGGGGGCGTCGTTACAGCGATACGCGTAGTCTTTCTTCTCAAGCTGTTTAACGACTAGATTTACTTCGTTCAGGGGTAATGGCGGGTCAATATACGCCATGTTGTGGTGCAAGATCTCATCCTGCCACGTGTCGGGATATGCCTTCCGCAAGTACACCCCTATGCTGAAGAGTCCGTTGTTTCGTCCTCCTTCGCTGATTTTTTGGGCGCATAAGGTTTGGAGACAGGGCGGACCGTCCACAATCGCTGTGCTTTCGACGGGTGCTTGTGTAAGTGCTTCAAGTTGTTCCGGCGTTTGGACGTGCGCTTCATACAACTCGAAAAATTCTTCCAGAGTCGCCGCACTGCCGTCATCGTTAAAGGCATACCGCAACCCTCCATCCGCATCGAAATACGGCATGTTCAAGAAGTTTCCGATATCCCCCCGATCTAAAAACAGCTTTATCTGTTTGGGGAAAATCTCACTGCCGCCGTAGCCTAAGCCACTAGCCAAGTGTTGTAGCGTTGACTGCATCGCCTTTGCAGACACCCACTCACTGCTGAATAAAAAGCAGTGCGCGCCCCCAGATTTAGAGCGACATACTACCAGAGGGAGCTTACCGTGACGTATCTTTTCGACTAGCTTTGTGTGATCAAGCGGGTACTCATCAATATCGATACAACCCCATTTGCAGGAGTCGTTTTCATTGATCGGAATGATCCCTATACCTGCCCCAGAACCGGCTAAATGCTGTTCAAAATGCCCCGTGGTCCGTGGTTCGCGAACTACGCGAGCTTTGCCGGTGTTCTTGCCATTGGCTTTTGTGCTGTCGATTTCAAACGTGCCGTAAGCTTGCTCAAGGCCATCGAAGATAGCCGCAAATCTTTTTGCATCAGACATTTTTTATAGACCAAGAAAGGGGGCACAAGGCCCCCGGTAACACTTAGAACGGCGCGTCGTCGGACGAGTCGTCACCCTCTGCGGTGTGCTTCGCTTCGACATCACCTTTCATGATGCTGTCAGCGAAAGCCTTCGCTTGCTGGTAATGAGAGCCGTCTTCTACCACGCCTTCAAGGCTGATGTCCCAACCATGCCAGCTACCTTTGCTGTTCTCTTCCGAGACAGTTTTCAGCAGATAGATGTGGCTGAACCGTGGTGGCGTGAACGGTCCGTTCTTGCCCATCAGGGTTCGCTGGGCAATCGTGGAGTTCCACTTCCGGCTCTTCTTCATCTGCGTAGACTTCATCGCGATGACTGCCGTAGTGGTGGTGCCGTCCTCGTTCAGGATCAGGACATAATGTTGGTGAGTTTCCTCAATATACGTGCCCTGACCGCCGACAACGTAGTCCTTGTTGTCGTCGCCACGCTCAGTGCGAGGCCGCTTGTCTTCGGGCGTGTAAATATTTAAAGGAGCGCCGTTACCAGAGCCCCGAGGAGCCCACTCAAGATAGCGCCGCTGATAAGCGCAAGGTATGACACGAATACCTGTCTTACCAGCGTAGACTTGATTCGATACGGTATTGAGAATATCGCCCGCTTTAGCGTTATCAAGGTCATCCAGCACTGGGTCTTGGCGGCTGAGAACTTTGAGGAAAGGGATCGCCATGTCATCTTGACTGAGGTCACCCATTCCCATTCCCGCATCTTGTTCAAAGATGCTTGCGTCAAACGTGACAATTTCATTCATTGTTTCCTTTGTTTCTGCGACTGCTTTACTCATTACTTCTTCCTCGCGATGTTAGCACGTTGGCCTACATAGGCCCCGAAAAGTTCCATGGGGAATGCTTCCCCGTTTTGTACACGTTCCTTGACAAAGGCTTTCAGAGTGCTGGGATGCACGTCTGTTTTCTGCTCGGCGGCATAACCAAGGCCCTGCGCGTATTCAATGAATTGCGCCGCTTCTTGGTCCTCGCCACGGCCAAAATTACAACTAACGGTGTTTTTGATGATGTCATCAAAACCGTGTTGCCGTAACCAATCAAACGCCGTAGCTTTGTTTTCCGCCTTGATGTGCGCGCCATACGTTGGACGCACCGTCACCTTTGACCCGTCCTCAAGTTCAAACGAACTGAGTCCGAGTTCAAGCAACATTGCAGGAAGGTCTTCGTCGGTGAGTTTCAGCAGTTCTCGCTTCGCTTCCTTGAGTTGATCTTCTAGCTTGCCCACAAGATCCTCTTGGTTACGAACAGCGCGAGCAATCTCTGCTACGCTGGCCAAGCCGGTATTTGCCACCTTTTCGATGGAGGAAGCAGTGGCTTGATCTGCTTCCATGTCTAAGAGCAACTCGCTCATTTTTTCTCCTTTCGTGGTCAGGCCCTTGTTGAGGGCTGGACGAGCAGTCTCGCATCCTATATCCTCCTATGTCAAGCGTTGGGGGCAAACATGTACATATTTAAAACCACACCTTACGACCATCAACGGACAGCCTTCGCGGATTCGTGGCAACGCCCTTACTTTGGGCTGTTTATGGAAATGGGAACAGGCAAATCAAAAGTCGCCATCGACACCATGGGCGCGCTTTATCAAGCTGGTGAGATCGATACCGCTCTGATCATTGCGCCAAAAGGCGTTTTTGATAACTGGGTCAAGAAAGAGATCCCCGTGCATTTACCAGATAGCATTCAAACGAAACTGGTGAAGTGGCAACCAAACTTCACGCAGAAGTTCCGCGCAGAGATTCAGGAGATTGCCGACCCGGAGAACCGTGAGCCGGGGTTCCTGCACATACTGGTGATGAACACTGAAGCATTCTCGACGCAAAAGGGCGCGTCGGCGGCTCAGAAGTTTGTTCAGTTGAACCCTGACTGCATCACGATTCTGGACGAAAGCACTAGCATCAAGAACAAGGGCGCACAGCGCACGAAGAATTTGATTAAGGTCGGGCAGGGGTCAAAGTATCGCCGCATCCTGACAGGTTCGCCTATCACAAAAAGCCCTATGGATTTGTTCAGCCAGTGCATGTTTCTGGATCAGCGGGCGCTAGGGTTTGCCAGTTACTATTCGTTTCAGGGCCGTTACGCGACTGTACAGCGACGTTCGATGGGTCCCCATAGCTTCAACGAGATAACGGGCTATCGTCGCCTAGACGAGCTTGGGGAGAAGCTGGACACGTTTAGTACGCGGGTGTTGAAAGAGGATTGTTTGGACTTGCCGGAAAAGGTCTATCAACGGCGCGAAGTAAACCTGACCAAGGAACAGGTGGA